TAGTTTATTAAGATCGTATTGACTAAGTAAACTATTATTAATAAGAACTAGACCATGCCAACTAGTACCGAAGTCAAACGTTGTGAATTTGATTATATCTATACCTGAAACAGTTAATAGTGGTTTAACACCATTTTCCCAATGAACAGTGATAGGCCAAATTACGTTTTGTGATCCACCGTTAAACAATGATAAAACAAAATTAGTCGCTACACCTGATATACTGGGGTTACTAAACGTAAATGTCGTTGTAGATGTATCCACGACACCTGTGACAACATTGCCCAATTCCAAATCAATATCTTGTGTACCACCCCCAATGCTACCAATTATGTTGATTATCTCCCCATAATCTCTTAACTTCACTTTTGAGATTTCAAAATCTTGACCGTCGAGAGGACCGCCCAATTGTGGCGTTAAATCCTCAACGATATTAGACAATAGTCCAGGTGGCCCAACTGGCCCTGTCAAATCAACACCACCTACGGTTACACCATCACCGTAGAATATTTTATCTAAATCCTCATCATAAATATGCTCCCCTTTTATTGGGGTGTACCCTGTGCGTTCTGCCGTTGTAACCAAAGGGATTGAATAAACACCCATATTAGAATCTCCGACCACCAATATAAGACGATGAGCCTGTGAAACGCCTACCTAAATTCATTACCGCCCCTTCTCCAGCAGAACCAACTAATCCCGTAACGACAATGACATCTGCAGCTGTTTGTGTCGCGTCTAAATCAGCACTTAGTGCACTAGCCGCTGCAGCAATGGCACTATTGGCCGCTTCTATGGCACTATTGGCCGCTTCTAGTGCGCTGGCTGCAGCGGCTAGTGCACTAATGGCCGCAATAGATTCTTCAACGCTAACATTCTTACTAGTGATAATAACGACATTGTCAGAGATTCCAACCGGGGGAGGTGTTATAAACGTTACCACATCATCAAGTAGGATATATAAACTTGGAGATTGGAAAACACCATCGACAAACACCTGTAAATTCACTATATCGCTTGGAAGTGCCGACAATGTAAAATCTATTAAAACCCCATTACCAGCAAACGTATCAACAATGCTATCCGCGGTCGCTACAGATAACGGTTGCCAGTTGGTCACAATGAAACTGATTCCCGTTGTAAATGGAACTGGGACTTTCGCAACATAAAAATCCCCTGTGACAGCGGGAAACCGGTAAACCTGAATATTGCTCGTTACCAGAGTTGATGCAATCCAATCTACAGGGGGAATTTGAAAACCGAGTTTCGCTAATTGGCCTTGAACAGTATTAATTGTATCGCCAAGTCTTGTTGTAGCCTCTTGAATATGCGAACCACCAGCCACACCGCCAAGTCTACTATTAGAAACTTCAGCAAGAGTTATTGTATCCAGTTGAGCATTGTCCATGTCCTGTATTGTAATGGCCATTATGAAAATCCCTCACTGAATCCATCTGAATGTGCCCGTGTCAACGGGTTAATCGTGTCAAAACTATAATAGCGATCATCATAATTGACCCCTATCACTCTAACATATTGTTTTTCTGAAGGATCGATAGACAATGGTAAAATTCTCTGCGCATCAAGTCTTGATTCTGGACCGAATGAAAACTCTGTTTTCAAAGCACTATTAGCAGTATATATAGTTTCTTCTGGAGTCTCAAGCAAAACCACATGTTGACTATCAAAACCAGCAATTACCGGGATAGATTGAATATCACCATCGCGTTTTTTCAAAATTATAAAATGATCATCACCCAATGTGAATTCTACAGATTGTGACAATTGAAGTTCCAATCCATTCACTGATCTAATGTAACCATCAAAAGTAGCAACACGAGAACCTTTGACTACCGATATCATACGTGATGGTTTGATAAACCTACCTTCTGCAGTTGTAGTAAAATCAACCCCAATTCTACCATATCGAAGTTTTTGAAATTCACGCCACGCTCGCCATTGAGCCTGTTTAAAATTCGCAATACCTGGAATTTCATAAGTTCGAGGATTGACTGCTAAACGATTTTCAGGAAAAAAAATCAACTCCTGTGTATTTGTTTCTCGGTTCTGCCATTTCAAAATAACCCCGTCATTTTCAGAGGAATTTTTAAACTGTCTTGACCATATTTCAGAACCGGGTTTTTTTGATCGATGAGTAAAAACCATTGCAGGTCCCACCTGTGGTTGCTCAAACTCAACCTGTAAAACTTTCCCTATGCGATAAGGGACAGAGAAAACAGAATTTGAAATGGTATAGAAAATATCTTGCGGTGTTATCTGTGTTGAATCGAAAGTATAATTAAATTCCCCAGCATCAGAATCGTTAAAATATAATTCGATATCTAATTGAGTTTGTAACAATTGATCTAGATCAAGTTCTGTGACATTTCGACCACCGATTTTTGGATCAAGTGCCATTCTAATTAATGTCTGCATCGCTTGAGTATTAGGAGTAAGAACTCCAGCAAACGAACCACCACCGAGATACTTATTGACTTTTTCTGTTGCTAGACACGATAGCACAGGGGTTGCAATTGACGTACTGGTTTCATTTCTGATCCTACGAGTATGAATCGTAGTAACATCTCCAAAATCGGTCAATTCAACATCTTGAGAACCATATAAATCTCTCCATTGAATTTCATCAACTACAGTTCCTTCAAAATCAAAATCTTTTGGTGTTGTTCTTTTGATCCTACATCTAATATATGAAATTGAACCTATGCTAATTTCAAGTGTTGTCCCTTTTTGGTCAGTATCACCACCTGTAACAGTGCCAGAAGAGGGAGAAATGGAACCTATAGGATCTCTATTGTCATCAAGGAATTGCCATTCTAAAAGAAAATCAACATTGGTGGGTATTCGATTTGTACCATCATCTTTAAACATCCCCCTTGCTGCAATAACATTTACCCAAAATCGATTCACTTTTAAAGTCGAGAAAGAAAACCAATTTGTAAAATCTCCTGCCGGGGTTTCATTTTCAGCTCTGAGAATCAATCCACCAACTTCGATAGAACGTCTTACTGTTTGAACTAAATCATCTATCACAGGGCCTATTTGAATTTCTGGGGAATCACCACTATTAGGAGAAGTAAAAGGACCATAAACGGCGGCACTTGCGTTATCAATATCTGAAATTAAAGTATCTCCGTCTCGAATCTCTTCAATTACTAACTCTTTTCTACCTATACAATAATATGATATTTCCTCTTCTACATTATCAAGAAATTTACGATACGGGTTCATGATAATATCAGGAATGGAATTTACTTGTCCGGCAATATCAGGAATTCGTTCATTAATTCTAGCTATGTTCGATCTATTGACAAGTGCATTATTCGGTGATTGTTGTTGACGATTTACATTTTTTAACGCAACTGGTTGCGGTAATTTGGTGAATAAACTAACAGCAGCAGAAGCAATGGAAAGAACAGCAGCAATAATCTTAAGTGCCCCTATAAATCCAATCTCACCTGCAGGGGTTTCAATAATAGTAAATTCACCAGAAGTTTTTATTATTTCATGAAAACTTCTGGTGATATCATTTTCACAAGTGGGTTTAAATCCTTTGTGAACAGTAAATGGTGTTTTCCTATTTTGTAGAACTTCTAAACAAAAATGAGCCGGTGTATCAGCTTGAAATTCCTGAAGTTCACCACCGAGAGGATAATATTTTATCTTTACCGCCACAGTTCAACCTCTCGCCTGTTTTTCACAGCTTCTTGCAATGGTTGAAAAATAACTTGTTTCGCAACATTACAAGAATGTGAGACCCATCCATCGAACCAAATCCCGGCATGATAATAATCAGTTCCCGCTACCGGCCTTATGAAAATTACAATATCATAATTTTTAGGGTGTATAACTAATTCCAACCCGTGTTCATTACGAGTTCGTTCAGTATTGAATTTTGAAGCAACTACACCAGCCGCCATTGACACAAGTGTATACATTTTGGTCTTAATACCAACAGCACGACGAACAGTTACTACATGTTGCCAGCAATTATAGGTCATG